ACCGTCCAATACATACTCTTGTGCCGGTATGTTGCCCATGTCATAGTCAACAAAGACGGCCAAGGGGTGCTTGGGCTGATCTTTTAAAATTGTCTCTGCTGCTGCATCGCCAAGGGCAGCTGATGCACCAACGTCTTGCTCTGGCTCATAGCGCGATATGCTCTCGGCAATACGTCTAATGTCTGAGGCTGGCAAGGGTATATCGCACCGCTCGGCGTTCACTATGCTTATGGCTGCGTGAATCTCGGTGTTGGAAAAGCCATTGCGACGCATGGACCCTGCGAGAGACGCCAAGCCTGCATTGCGGTTGCCGGTGATCAAAGCGCCGTCGGTAGCCAATGCCACAACCTTGCGCACGGCCATTGCGGCTAGCCACTGGTCAGGGATAACAAATGGGCACACACCATCGGCGGGGTCGCCGGATGCTTCCCAAGTGTAGTCACGCCCATTCACACTTGATGGTGCGACCACAAAATAGCGCCCGCCGGACAAAAAATCGACGCCTTTGCGCAATTCACAACTCTTTAAACCATCACGCCATTGGGCGATATAGTGTTGGCCACCACCGGCGGTCAATTGGCATATGCCATCAGGCACGGAACCATGCTCTGTTGTGAAATCGTCCCATGATTCGTCACCACCATTGCGGGGGTCAATATCAAACACCACAATGCCGGACTTTTCCCCTGCTGCAATGCCAATGTTGTAATTCGGATTCTGCGCCCACCAGGCACGGATTTGGTCGGGGTCTATGGTCGCATCATGTACGCCATGTGCAGAGGCTGGGCGCTTATCGTTTGGGATCAATGGCAAGACATGCCAGCCCCATGACGCATAGCTAAGAGCCGCATCTAGCTTGGTTGTTGTGGTCATAGGGATGCTCATGGTTGAAATTCAGAAATATTATTTTCAACTACTAATTTTCCATCTGTTATGACTTGCAATTCATACTGCCTGCCCTTGGGCGGGTACTCACCCCACTGGTAGATCGTTTGCGGCCATGTTTTCAGCACCTCCGCAAGCTGTCTAATGCCGCCAAAGTGATCTATTGCTTCCTGTGTTTTCATCTTATTTCCAATTAAATTGAAATACTTGTTGACACTATACATTTAATTATGCAATAATTCAATCAATCGCTAAACGGATACCCCAAACAGCGATCACTTAGGAGAGCCACATGGCTATCAATCTTCGTAGTACGAAAGGCATACACGCCAACGGTGTGAAGCTTTTAGTTTATGCAAATGCGGGTGCAGGCAAGACCTCGCTTATCCCGACACTGCCTACACCAATCGTGTTCTCGGCTGAAGGTGGTTTGCTGTCCATTGCTGATGCTGACATCCCCTTTGTTGAGGTGTCGAGTTATGACACGTTGATGGAAGCATATCAGTGGGTGGTAGGCTCCGACGAAGCCAAGCACTTTGAATCGATCGCTTTGGATTCTATATCTGAAATTGCAGAAGTTGTTTTGAACCATGAGAAAAAGATTGCCAAGGATCCGCGCCAAGCCTACGGCAGTATGCAGGAACAGATGGCTGACATCATTCGTGCGTTTCGTGATATCCCCAAACATATCTACTTCACAGCTAAGTGTGAGAAGGCTACTGATGAAACTGGTCGAATCCTTTATGCACCTTCGATGCCTGGTAACAAAACGGGTCAGCAGTTGCCTTACTTCTTTGATGAGGTGTTGGCACTTCGTGTCGAGAAAGATGCGGAAGGCAATGCGCAACGTGCGCTGATGTGTGATAGCGACGGTATCTGGCAAGCCAAGGATCGTAGTGGCAAGCTGGACACTTGGGAAGCACCCGACCTTGGTGCCATTATTAATAAGATTGGGGGTTGATATGAAACAACAACAAGCATTTCCAACCATTATCAATAGCGAAGTATTGCGCGGCATGACATTGCGGGATTACTTTGCGGCGGCAATCATAACGGGCATTTTTGCCCACCGTGACAATGTGTTTAACACCCACCTTATGAATGCTACTGAAGCTTATCAGATGGCAGACGCAATGATCTGCGCAAGGGAGCAATTATGAACATCTATGAATTATGGATTCTTGCCAAAGAAGCAGAGAAAGCAGCTATTGAGAATCGTCGCGCTGTTGAGGATCAATTGGTTATGGAATTGGACATTGCTAAGACCTTGGACGGTACTCAAAACATTACAACGGATGGCTACAAGATCAAGGTCGTGGGGCGCTTAGATCGCAAGGTCAACAGCGACAAGTTGCAGGACCTAGCAGCAGAATTTGGTTTAACCCAGCACTTATCCAGCCTGTTTCGGTGGAAGCCTGAAGTCAATGCCTCGGCATGGAAGTCAGCAGATGTAAGCATTACTGAAGTATTGCAGGACGCTATTACGACCACAAACGGTCGCCCATCTTTCACAATCATTAAGGAATAAATATCATGGCACAACTTCTTGAAACCTTCAGCGTTGACTCGCTGCCCACACCCACTAACAACTTCGAGCCTTTGCCGGCTGGTTGGTACACAGCAGTGGTAAACGGTGCGGAGATCAAAAACACCAAGGCTGGCACAGGGCAGTACATTGCCGTGCGCTATGACATTACGGGTCCCACCCACCAAGGGCGTGTGGTGTTCGGTAACCTGAACATCAAGAACCCAAATCCCAAGGCCGAAGAGATTGGTCGCCAGCAGTTGGGTGAGTTGATGCGCGCTATTGGTCTGGCAACCGTTCAGGACACTGATCAGTTGATTGGTGGACAGTTGAGCATTAAGCTTGACGTGCGTGAGTCAGAGCAGTATGGCGCGTCGAACGACGTCAAGGGCTATAAGTCCAACGGTACAGTACCACCAGCGGCAGCAGCCAAAGCACCGGCAGCAGCAAAAGCAGCCCCTCCTTGGGTTAAGAAATAAAAAAAATGCCCCTGACCATACGGTTGGGGGCAAAAAAACTAAGGAGAGGTACCATGAAGATACCTGAGTCAGAATACACGATTGAGGCACTGATTGACAAGCACCATGAGTCAATTCAAGGCGGGGCTAGACCACACATGGGCGCTAGCATACTGGGGCATCCCTGCGACCGGTGGTTATGGTTGTCGTTCAGGATGGCGGTGGTCGAGCGTTTCCCTGGTCGTATCTTGCGACTGTTTAGGCGTGGCCAGAATGAGGAGGCACAGGTTGTGTCGGACTTGCGCGCTATTGGTTTGAGTGTGCAAAAGACAGGCGCTAATCAGTCCAGAGTGGACTTCGGGTGCCATGTGTCTGGCAGCATTGACGGCATCATTGAGTATGGTGTGCCAGAAGCACCTAAGACACCCCATGTGCTAGAGATCAAAACGCATGGCAAGAAATCGTTTGAAAGCCTACTCAAAGATGGCGTAGAGAAGTCAAAGCCTATGCACTATGTGCAGATGCAGATGTACATGGCGGGAATGAAGTTTGACCGTGCGCTATATGTTGCGGTTTGCAAGGATGACGACCGTATCTATACCGAGCGGGTCAAGCTTGATAAGGCAGCGGCTCAGAAAGCTGTCGAGCGTGGGCATCGCATTGCTACGGCTGATCGTATGCCACCACCCTTGTCTACTGACCCCACATGGTTTGAGTGCCGGTTCTGCCCAGCGCATGAGTTTTGCCATAAGACAAAGCTGACCAAGGAAGTTAACTGCCGGACTTGTACAAGTAGCACAGCCAAAGAAGACGGGACTTGGCACTGTGAACAGTATGAAGTAACACTAGATTTTGCTAATCAGAGAGTGGGCTGCGAGGCACACATTCTGCACCCAGACTTGGTGCCGTGGTCGGTCAAGATTGTCGATGATACGGTGACCTGGATCACGCCAGAAGGTGACATCAAGAATGGCGTCAAGAATGCGACTGTTTTTTCTAGCCGAGAGATTGTGGCCAATCACAAAGCTTGTGCAAGCCCTGATGAGTTTATCAAGACCTTGCGCAAAGACTTTGGTGCGGAGATATTTTGATGAGATATTTAAGCGTATGCAGCGGGATTGAGGCCGCCACAGTAGCATGGCATGATCTTGGCTGGCAGCCTGTTGCTTTTTCAGAGATTGAGCCGTTTCCGAGTGCAGTACTCAAACATCATTATTCGGATGTCCCCAACGTGGGCGACATGACTAAATATAAGGAGTGGGACATTGGAACAATTGACCTTCTTGTTGGAGGAACACCCTGTCAGTCCTTTAGCGTTGCTGGACTCAGAAAAGGACTTGAAGACCCCCGTGGAAACCTCGCCCTCGTCTATTGCGGAATACTTGACCGATTTAAGCCCAAATGGTTTGTCTGGGAAAACGTACCGGGTGTCCTCAGTAGCAATGGTGGACGGGACTTTGGTTCCTTCCTCGGGGCGGTGGCAGAACTCGGGTATGGGTTCGCATACCGAGTGTTGGACGCTCAATACTTCGGAGTGGCCCAGCGCCGCCGTCGTGTGTTCGTTGTCGGATGTCTTGGAGACTGGAGAAGTGCAGCAGAGGTTCTTTTTGAGCCAGAAAGCTTGCGCAGGGATTCTCCGCCGAGCAGAGAAGCGGGGAAAGAAGTTGCCAAGTGCCTTACAAGAGGCGTTGCACAGCGTTACGATCCAGAAACAGAAACTATGATTAGCACTTATTCAACTCCTGCGATTGGAAATATAAAAATAGATCAAATTGCAAGTTGTATTAGTAGAAACACAGGCGCAGGGGGAGAGACGCAAAATCCTGCGTTTGTCGTTCAGCCTGTGTATGAATTGCACGGTCAAGACAGTCGAGTGACTGAATTAAAAAATGTTTGCGGAACAGTATCGGCTGCATATGGCGCTGGAGGCGGGAATATTCCTGTGACTATTCAGCCTCTTGTTTACGACACCACAAACATAACGTCGCCGCAAAATGGATCAAACCCTAAACCAGGCGACCCTTGTTTTACGCTGGCTAAAGGGCAGCATCCTCCTTTGTTGACTCAGCCAGTTGCCCCAACACTTACGGCAAGCAACGACCCAAGCCGCAGCCCACAGTCAACCGAGGTCACAAATCAAGTGGCAGCGGTTCATGCTGCATCAATGGCAGTTCGCCGCCTAACTCCCGTTGAGTGCGAACGATTACAAGGCTTTCCCGACAACTACACAAACATCACCTGGCGCAAGCAGCCAGAGTCACCGGACGGTCCTAGATACAAGGCGCTCGGCAATTCGATGGCTGTGCCTGTGATGGCGTGGATCGGCAGGAGAATCGCTAATGTTGCGTGACTACCAGCAACGCGCCATTGACCAGTTATATGCGTGGTTTCACAAGAACCCAAACGGCAACCCCTGCCTGGTCCTGCCCACTGGGTCGGGGAAGAGCCACATTGTTGCGGCGCTGTGTAAGGACGCGCTGCAATCTTGGCCAAAAACAAAAATTCTTATGTTGACGCATGTTAAGGAATTAATTG